AAATATATTTCGCGTATTGGTGTTTTTACAAGATATGTAAAATAAAATGTAATCATTTAGTATTTTAATTTCTTATTATAAATCATATGGATAGACTAGAAAAATCAACTAGCGATGAAGGATTTATTAAAACAGTATTTCCGTTTGATGAAAATCAGAAACATTCCTTATTAAATATAATCCAATACACATTATTAACTATAATTCCTATTGTAATTATTCTCAAATTGATTAAATCATACATGCCTGAAGCAGATGAAGAAAATGGTAGTTTAGTAATATTCGTAGAAGTAATTGCTCAATTACTTGTTATGTTTTTTGCCTTATATTTCATACATAAAATAGTAGCATATATTCCCACATATAGTGGAAAAATTTATGAAGCATTCAGTATCACAACTACTATACCAGTTATTTTGTTATTAGCATTAACCATGCAATCTAAATTATCAGAAAAGGTTCAAATATTAATAGATAGATTAGCTGACTTATATGACGGTCAAACATCCAGTAAGAGTGATAAACAAGCACCAAAAGGACAAGGACAAGTTCGTGTAACACAGCCTTTATCTCAACAATATTCTTCCCAAGGACCTCCTCAACAAGCTGTAGCACCACCTCCAGCTCAAATGACAAATAATAAGAGTCAATCTAACGAATATTCTATTCCACAGACACCTAATTTTGACAATATGTATGCTGGTCCTGAAACACCACTAGTGAATGCTGCCAATCCCCCAATGGAACCCTTTGCTGCCAATGATTTCTTAGGCGGATCCTTTGGAACTCCTTTTTAAATAATTAAATTTATATTTGTAATAATTTAATTATTTTATTTATATTGTAAAACATATTTATTGTCTATTTTTAGGAGATGCTTGAGGAACTCCCATTTTACTAGAATTTAATGCTTGGTCTACTTGTCTATTAGCCATACCAGATGGGTGATATTGAGTCATCATAGAATTACCTTTATTCGCCATAGATTTGCCCATAGATTTGCCAGTGTTCATAGCAGACGATCCATAACCTTCTACTACTTTAGCTGCAACAAAGCTAGTAGGATTACTATATTTTTGTGCATTATACATTTTTTTTGTGTTATTTTTCATATTTTCTACGTGAGGAGCAGCAGCGGTTTTAGCTTTAGCAACATTTGCATTCATACCTTTAACTAATTTGTCTGCGTGGGGTGCAGCAGCCTTTTTAGCAATTTCATACTGCTTATTTGCTTCAGCAGCACCTTTATTCATGTGTGTTTTTAAGGAATCCATCATACCTCCTGCCTTTCTTGTTCTTCTTCTTTTACCATTGTTTTTTCTTCTATATGACTTTGCCATTATATAAAGTTATTAGAATAAAAAATAAACGAAGTAATATTGCTAAATATTTACAAATAATCATTCTTAATTTCATTACTTAAATAAGTACTCTTTCCAATAGCCCGGATTATTTTGTTAGTTTCCTTTTCATCATTTTCAATACTTGTCATAGAATTAAATACCAAACGCGTCATTTTTGTCTGTAAATTATCATCCTTATCCCATCCTGTATTTGCATCTTTCCATTTAGAAATAGTTGTTCGTTGTTTTAATGAAAGTGTCTTAATACCGCTTAATAATAGAGTCAATTCATTATCCTTCTCCCATACATTATTGTCCTTAACATACATTGTTTTTCTAGAAGGATCTGTACAATGTATTGGTCTTTCTAAAACATCCATATTATTCAACCCATTTGTAATCAATGTTGTAATACTTTTTGTTAGTCCATTTTCAATAGTATTGTCATATGTTTCATTAGTAATTGGTAAGGAATGTATAAAATCTGTTAAATTCATAGCATTCTTACAGTGTTCATTTAAAAACATATTAATATTGAATTGATTATTTGTTGTTGTATTATGACTATTGCTTGTAATATTATTGCCCTTGATGTATGGAATCATTTCTACAAAGGTTTTCTGTATGTCTTGATTCTCCTTGAGCAACAATAGAACCAATTCTTTAAAATCGCTTTCTTTTTCCTTAGATAATGTAGTTATTACTTCACTAGAAATATTACTTTCATTATCTACACTGTCAAGGGGCATGTTACATTTTAATTTATGATTATAAAGAGATGCCCTATGTTTATAACCTTTATTACAATGTTCGCAGCAAAATAGAGTGGGGTTTTTTTGGGCTTTTGTGGGTAAAATTGGGTAATTGGTGGGGTTTATGTGTTTCAGTGTGGATATATGTCGATTATAATCCCTCTTGTTGCTACACTTAAAGTCACATTTTTCACAAGAAAATACTGATATATTAATTGGGGCATTTGGGTAATACAACATGCTTGATATATGTTTTTGTGTAGATATATGTCTTTTAAAATCTTTTTTATTGCTACATATAAAGTCACATATCTCGCATATAAAATTTGGGGGGTATTTAAGGGCATTCATATTGTATCAATGTTGTATATTATACAATTGTATATTATTTCTAAATATAATTCGTAAAATATAAATTATTTTTGTCATAACAAACTGTTTTTTTCTGAAATAGAAATTAGAGCTTTATGCTCTAAATGACATTTTCACTGTTTTCTCAATTCATAAACCAAATATCAAAAAAACACACAAGAAAACCTTGTGTAATTTTTGAAAATCAATAATGAAATTTGAAAACACGTAAAATGTAAATATACTACATATATCTAAATACAACTACTTTTTTTGATAGACAATAGTTGCCTTGATATGTAGTGTCTCACTACATGCTACTACATGGGTGATTTTTTATAAAAAGGTCATGTAGAGAGTTGTTGCCTACATAAAAACTATCCTCCTAATTCCCGAAAGTTAAAAAGTAGGTTGTTCATTTGGCCAAAACGGAGGATAAAATTTTACCCATTTTTTACCCCATTTTTATTATATAACGTCTTCCAAAACAACCAAATACAATATACAAATATAGGAATTGACATTTTGGGGGATATAATAACGTATATAAATATTGTGCGATAAAATATATAAAAATAAATTATTATTTTATATATGTCAAAAGAAGAAAAAAATACTCATTTAGTAAAGGCGCTAGATAATGAGAATAATGAGAGTATAATGAACTACAATAGTCGTCTAATAAAAACCATAAAAAATGATTACTTACAAAAGCTAATTCTTCCACGTGAAAAATTAAAGGAATATCATACTAAATTAAAAGACTACAGATATGTAGACGACTTAGCCGATATTCAATATGGTCGATATATTAGATGGATTAATTTAAAAAATCCCGAAAAAATCGAGCTTACAAGAGGGGGAATGATAATTGATATTAAGATTTTAGGTAACGGGATTCATGTAGTATGTAAAAATACATATAATAATCGATTTCAAATAAAAATAGACGAATGTTATATTTTTCAAAAATTAACAGATCAAGAAAAAATACTGTTATTAGCATTAGATTATATTCAAAAGTAAGTATTATAATTTAATTATATTTTTCCAAGTATTTTTTTCCAAGTATTTATTTGTTGAATGGCTTGATTATGGAGTGCTAGATAATGTGTATTAGCATATTCTGTTGTAAATAGATTGTCCTCAGCATGTTTAAATATACGGTGTTGAAAGAGAACTTCTGCATGATCGTACGCATCTGTGAATGAATGTTTATTAACTTTCATGTCGAAAATGATACATCTATCAAAATCATATGCAGATAATAAATCTGCCTCTCTAACGATATGATATGCGGATTGATAAATACCTAATTCTGGGAATCCATCTTTCTTAACCGTCGAATACGACATTGTCTGGATAATTTTCGAAATAATTTCATTTTCAACAGGTGTAGTAATTAAGCTGAGATGGTCTGTGATTGCCTTAATACCTTCAGATTCATCCATATATTTTTTGTCACACATATCATGTAGTGCTGCTGATATATAAATAATATTTTTATGGGATTTAATAACAGGATTCTTACAAATTTCTTTCTCATAAATATTATGAGCATATTGTAGTACATTCATACTATGTGAAATATCATGGGATTCGTCAATTCGGTGCTTACTTGATGTTTGTAGAATAAACTTGAATAGCTTATTAAACAATATCATACTCATTTTTAATAGTTGTAATAGTTGTAATAGTTGTAATAGTTGTAATATATAATTTTTATTAAAATATTTCAATTTTATTAGTAATTCTTTTTAGTCTTATTAAATTTAACCTTTTTACTAAATTTCCTTAGTCTTTTTTTAGTAGTGCCTTTTTTTGAAACAAATTTTGGGGATTTTTTACATTTAAAGTTATAAAAATCAATATTTCTATTTTTAAAAATAGATTTTCTACAAATAGCAATAGCAGACTTTTCGTTAATCCTCTTATTATCAACCCGTTTTATACATTTACATAATTTACTAGCTAATATATTTTCAGCTAATATTTTATTTGAGGTCTGCTTATCATTTTGGATATTATAATAGTTTACAATTTTCTTATAGTCATTAGAATTTAAATCCATACACGGAGTATATTTATTGGTTAGATTTTTTATAAAATTATATTGTATATGACTAAAATTGATACAAAGATTGTAGTATTTGATTTAGATGAAACATTGGGTTATTTTACAGAATTTGGAATATTTTGTGATTGTTTAGATACATATTTTGAAAATAAAACATACAGTAGTGCTAATTTTAATAAGCTATTAGATTTATATCCAGAATTTTTACGCCCTAAAATTTTAAATATTCTAAATTATCTAAAAGAAAAAAAGAAGACAAAAAAATGCTATAAAGTAATGATATATACAAATAATCAGGGTCCTAAATCGTGGGCAAAAAGTATATCAGAATATTTTGATTATAAAACCAATTATAAATTATTCGACCAAATAATAGCAGCATTTAAGATAAGAGGTGAAAAAATAGAATTGGGTCGAACTAGTAATGATAAATCAGTAGACGATTTATTTAGATGTACAAAATTACCAGAAGATATTGAAATATGTTTTGTAGATGATTTATATCATGATGGTATGACTGAAGATCGTGTATATTATATAAACGTAAAACCATATTATCATAAACTAACTATTCATAATTTAATGTTGCGTTTTTTAGATTCATCAATGGTTAAAAATATAAAAAACAAGACTGAATTTATTACAATAATTGAAAATGAGTTTAAAAAATACAAATATAGAATGACTGAAAAATCTAAAGAAGAACAAGATATAGACACTATTATTGGTAAAAAAATGTTTCAACATATAAAACAATTTTTCTATGAAAATAATAATAAGACATTAAGTCGTAAGAAAAAGAGCAATAAAAGAACACTAAAGAAAAGATGATTAATTTTACAGCTTTACACGTTTAATAAATTCGACTGCTTCTAAATTGCGCCCATACTGACTAATAGTAGTAGTAGCTAATAGGAAAAATGCAGATGAGAATACCACTTTTCTATCAAATTCGGTAAATGTAGATTTTGTAAATGGATTGAATCGAATAAGTAAAAATCCAATTACATAATATTTCATAATGTTTTCTAACATATCTAAATATTGGGGGTTATAATATTCAATCTTGAAAAAGGCAATTATATAAAGTAAATATGAAACATATAAAGCCATATCAAAAAATACTTCGTGATATTTAACCATATATATTAGTTAATTATTATTATTTGAATCAGTAGAATTGTCAGATGTATATACACTTAATGACCTAGCACTAGAGTCAGTAGCATTACAATATTTAGGCATCCAAAAATAGGGAATAATTTCATCTTTTTCTGGATAATATGAATTGAAAAGTTCTCTATAATATAATTGTTCTTTAGTAGTGGGTGTATTAACTGTATATTTGGAAGATAGTTGATTGAATTCCTCGTCAGTATATTTACTGTCAATATTGTCCTGAATAATTTCATACCATGATCGTTCAGTGGAACTTACACCATCGCTGAATGCTTCCTTCTTTCTCCATAAAATATTTTGTGGTAGTAGAGTTGGATTCATATACTGAACTGCGCCACGAATCAGATATTTTTCTATAGCATTAAAATTATTATGATTGCGAACATGTGATGGAATTTGTAAATAATTTAATACAAACGACCTATCCAAAAAAGGTGTTCTAGCTTCAAGACCATGACAAGATACAGTTCTGTCACTTCTCAATACGTCAAAATATTGAATATCATTTAATAATCGCTTACATTCATGATCAAATTCAATATTGGATGGACAGTTATGGAAATATAAATAACCACCAGACACTTCGTCAGAACCATCACCATTAAATATAACTTTGGCATCACTATGTTCTGAAATATATTTAGCCACAAGATAATTACCGACACTCGCTCTAACTGTGGTTGTATCATAACTTTCAATATTATAAATAACTTCGGGAATAGCAGAAAAGAATTCTTGTTCGGTCAAAATAATTTCAGTATGTTTTGAATGAATGTGATCGGATACTTCCTTGGCATATTTAAGATCAGATCCACCTATCATTCCGATACTATATGTTTGTAATTGCCCCATTGGAATAAATTTAGCAACAAGTGATGTGATTAAACTACTATCTAATCCACCAGATAACAGACACGCAAGATTTGTATCCATTGTAATAACTCGTTTTTTTACTGCGTGTAATAAATCATTATAAATTTGCGAATAATAACGATTCATATTATCTACAGATGCTAGTGATGGTGGATTTGGATTAATAGTATGATTATAAACAAATGAGTTATATTTCTGAAGTGATTCGTCAAATCTTACATAACCAACAGCTTGTAAATCAAATGACATGTATGATCCTGCATTAAAATTATGACATTCTTGTGTCAAGTCGGTAATTTGTTTTAAAAGCGACGCACATACTAAATATCCGTTACACTTGCCATAATATAAAGGTCTAACGCCATATGGGTCTCTGGCAATATATCCCTTTTTAATATTGGAATCGTATAATACGAATGAGAAAACACCATCTAAATTTTGTAACGTATATTCAATACCATATTTCAAATACATGTGTAAAATGGCTTCACAATCAGAGTTGGATTTAGGTGTAATATCTAGCATAGAATATATTTCTTTATAATTATAGATTTCTCCATTACAAATTATATATACTCCATCGTAAACAAGTGGTTGATTTGAAATACTATCTAAACCATTAATGGCTAAACGATGAAATCCAAACATAACTTGTTCATTAATGACAGATAAAATTGAATGTTCTGGACCACGACATTGTCCTTTATTAAAACAATTATCAATAATTGATTTATTAAAAAAAAAATTGATAGGTGCATCTGTATTCTTTATGATCGCAAAAATTCCACACATGATATTATGAAAAGTAGATATAGCTTTAGGTAATTTATCAAAAATATTATATCATAATTATATATTAATGAATCCGAATACAATAAGTAAAATGCATGGAGTAGTAAATGGCTATTTTAGATGTAATGAAGAAAGAGACGAAGAATTAAATAATAGAATTTCAAAAAGAAATATTCCTTCAAATAGTTTACAGCCTCAATACAGCATAAGACCTGTAAATACAAAATATGGATATATGCCAATATTAGATCAATATAAAGAACCTAAAACACCATTAAATACTTACACACCATATTCAACGACAAATACATTTAATCCCGGAAGTGCCCAAGCTCCTTGGACTGGATTTTCAAATAATGTAAATGTGGAGTCAACGTTAAGAAATCAATTTTTTGCGTTACAAAAATGCGAACAATCTGAATTTGTTCCATCATCTAATAGTGATTTATATAAAACGACAGTAGATTTTAAACCAATGGAACAAACACATCCATTGTTATTTAACAAACCAGAATTTGCTCCTTTTAACCCCAATACATTAAATGTTGGAAACAATTTATTTAACAATCATACAAGATATGATATTAAAAACAGTGATTCGTGTTAATTATTAATAAATACTCATCGATATATGTAAATGGATATATCAATGAGTGACTTAGATAATATATCATTAGAATGTTTTTCAAATAGGGGACAATATGATTTATTAGTGAAAAAAAGTGCTATTATTGCTGATAATACATATTTAAGCGATAAACGATTTTATAAAAAGAGAATAATAGATTTAACAAAAAAGGTATTTAGAAATGAAATTGATGATACTCATGTAAAATTTTCGTTTGATAATTATGTAAAGACGTGTATAAAATATTTAAAGTTTACAGACAAGAAAGAAATATATCAAGAACAATATGAGAATATAAATCAAGAGGAAGTTCCATATGAAAAAAATGATATAATAGAAACATCATATGATGCTTGTGATTATTTAATATGTAAACCAGAAGATATAAAAACATTAAATTTAGATACATTTGTTAAAAAGAAAACAGTTGCTGTAAAACCGATGGTGATGCCAAAAAAGGTAGAAATAAATATAAACAAACCTGAATATAAAATAAAAGGTATTAAAAAAAAGAAAAATATCACTAATAATTATGAAGACACAAAAGAAAAATAAGGGACATAAGGAACACAAGCGAATAACAAAACGTACAAATAAAATAGAAAAGTATGTAAAGAGGCGATTAAATTGTAGTCCTAATCCAGACAATAAAAATAAATCTTATACGTGTTATAGTGATAAATCATTATTGAAAATGAGAAAATATTGGAATGCTAGACATCCTCGTGATAAAATAAATTCTGTTAATCCAACCGAAATATGGAAGGGTTTAAAAACGTACATGGCAAGTAGCTGTAAACGAGAATCATGTTGGTTACGAAGTAAATTTATGGAAGGGAAATTAGATAATGAATTAGTAAATTATACATTTGCACCAAATGCACCCAAAGATTGGAAACTGAATCCTAATGAATGGTTAAGTAGTTTGGATATAGAAGCTGTAATGAAACAATATGAGCAATCTTACAAGTGTTTTGAATTTTTAGGACCTTCACCAATAGATTACGACCATCACAAATTATATGGAGAATGTGTATGGGAAGAATTATGTAATTTAAATATAAGCGATCAAATAAAGCGCAATATAAATAAAATTGGAATTATTTTAAACACTGATCCTCATAATAAGTCTGGTGAACATTGGATTTCATTATTTGTAAATATTAAAAGGAAGGTAATTGTATATTTTGATAGTAATGGAAATACACCACCTAAACAGGTACAAAAATTAATGAACGAAATAAAAAATCAAGGTAAACAATTAGGTATGGATTTTACAATATATAAAAATAAAATAGAACATCAACAAACCCAGTCAGAATGTGGAATGTATAGTTTATATTTTATAGTTGAAATGTTAAAAGATAAGGATTTAACATATTTTTTAGAGAATAAAATTGATGATTCCGAAGTTTTTAAATTAAGAAACAAATATTTCAATGTAATTTAAATATTAATTCCGTATCATTTAAATATTAATTAATATCACTTATATAATGGAGTATTTAAGTGATAAGAATAAAGAGATGTTGTGGGGATTATTACAAGAAAATAATATTTTTTCAGGTATACCTAGCGAGAATTTTCAAAAAATAAAGTCAATATTTGATAATACGATGTATGAAATTAATAGACGAGGTGATAAAAATTTAATGGAAAAAAATAAAATGACTGTAGAAGATTTAATAATTAAAATGAAACTTGAAAAAAACACAAACGGTAACACAATGTCAAAATCTAAGATTCAAGTTGTATATAAATCCTCAAATTTAAAAGAGGAAAGAAATCAGCAATTTAATACAAAACTTGAAGAGCAGCAAACAGAATTGAACACCTTACTTAATCCAAAAAAACCCTCTTCAATAAATTTTGCAGATTCGTCTGACAATGAGGATAAGCCAATTGGAAATGATATGGATAGATTAATTGCAGAACGTATGGCAACAAGGGAAAGAGAATTAGATGTTCCAACATTGACAGAAGAAGGTGAGAAGTGGTTAAGTAATAATAATTCTAATAAAATAGTAAAAGGTGTAGATTTAGATGAAGAAGAGAAACGAGTATCATTTAAAACGAAAATATCAGAAGACATAGTTGAATATAATATAAATACAGATATAGAGACAGATACAAAGGTAAAACCAACACCAAATATAACAGATTTATTTAAGAAAATAAAAAGAAAACCTACAATAGATACAGACATATCCACAAACACATATAATTTTTCTATAAAGGAAGAAATAGAACTATTGATAAAAAAACAAGATTCATTAATAGCCGAAAATATTGAAGTTAAAAATCGTTTAAATATATTATTAAATAAAATATAATATAATAATAATAATAATAATAATAATAATAATGTCTAGTCGAAAGAATAGTTTTGATAATAAAGATAGGTGTAATAGCCGGGATTCCAGAACGTGGAGTATTGGAAGTTTTGGAAGTATAGAATCTATAAAAAT